AGATGCTAAAAATGGATAACTTGTTGTATTATTCCCAGAATTCAGGTGCAAATACGTAACCGTTTGACCACCTATTTCATTTCCTTGAATAGTAAGCATAGAACCTGGAGTATCTGCTCCTATACCAACGTTGCCAGCGTGGTTTATGATCATAGATCGGTTCATAGCGGCGGCAGAATTAGGTTGACTGTAAAAAGCTAAACCGCCTCCATATGCTCCACTACCAATAGTTTTGAAACCATATATACCGCCAGTTCTTACATCTTGAGTTGAACTAGCATACCATCTTTGAGCAAATACAATACCTCCTCCAACATTATTTTGTGCTGGACCTGCTGGATGTGTAATGCGAATTGCGTTAGAACCATCTTCAAAATCTTGATCAGTAGTAAAAACTTCTAGCTTTGATGTGGGAACAGTCGTTCCCATACCGACATTACCGTCATTGGTAATACGCATCTTTTCGGTAAGTGTTCCTGCACTACCTCTAGTCTGAAATACGAAGTTAGATGAGTATGGACTATCGTTATCTACAACAAGCGCAATACGACCTGATCTATCCGTACCTGTAGTGTTCGTTGCTCCAGTACCAGTCTCAAACCAAATACCAGCATAGATATCATCTACTCCGGTCTCTATATTTCTTACTTGAATTATATCACTAGCACCAGGTGTATATGAAGGTGCACCAACCATAGTAGAAGTATAAGCAAGATTAGAATCAACTCTCACGTCCAGATTGGTTTCTGGGATGTCTGTGCCGATACCAACGTTGCCTTCAGAGCCGTCTACGAAAAGAACTATATTACTCTTACCATCATATATGGCCGTATCTCTGAAGTACGTAGTATCTCCAGCAGGATTATTTTTTCTGTTTATTCTAACAGCACCGTCATTAGTCGATCTACCTTCGTTGACTAATTCTAAGTTACCGTCTTCTACGTTGTTTATCCAAGAGTTGTCTGTTCCACTAGATCCGCCTAACGTTACATAGCCTGGGTCGACATGAAGCGCAGTCGCTGGATTACTAATACCACCGATACCAACATTACCACCAGTATCAATTTTGATGCCAGATGCTCCGTCAGGACCATTGATTGAGACGTCCCCGGCTTGTGCATCAAACACTCTATTAGCGCCAACGTCCATATAAATTCTATTAGCCAAGAATTTGATGTATGTGTCAGTGTCGCCTGAATGAACAATACCAGTATCAGTTAGTATTGTATCTACGTGTATATTGTGTGAGAAATCGAACTCATCGTTTGTAGCATTCCATAAAATAGTTGCATCAGTAGTCCCATTCACTGCGTCTTGAATCGTAATACCCGCACCGTCTGCACTAGCAGACGTATCGTTGCTTGCATGGTAGTTTAGGGTAATGTTCTTGTCTTCAACATCAAGGGTAGTTGTATTTAGGGTGACTTGAGTACCCTCAACCGTAAGATCGCCTTGAATGACTACATTCTCATTGAACGTTGCACGACCACCATTCGCCATGTCAAATGTCAGTGCGGTGACTGTTGCGTTAGATGTAGTAGTACCTCTGATTATGACACTTTTATCAATGGTCTCAGACTTGATTACTAAATGACCATTGTCTCGTTTGAATCTACCAAAGTCAACAGTGCCATCTGCTAGAATAACATCTGCACCATCTGCATTCAATGTGATGTCGCCACCAGCATCAATAGTCAGATTGCCTGCGTGAATTAGATTACCGCCAATGGTTACTTGATCGAGAAATGTTGCGGCGCCACTTGTCGCCATATCGAGAACCAATGCATCAATTGGCGTCCCATTATCGTTACCTTGAAATCTGATTTGCGAATCAGCAGTACTAGACTTGATGTCCATTCTACCTGTAGCCAAGTCTATAAACCCTACTTGACCGCCACTGCCTTTAAAAATTATTTGATTTCCGTGTGCATCTAGAACGATGTCACCCGCTACACTATCGAAAGTTAGGTCGCCACTAGCGTTTGCGATTTGGCTGGTATTCGTAGTCACGTTACCGGATGTATCGACCGTAGTCAATCCACTCAGTTGTGCTAACTCAAAAGCTTTAGTTGTTGCCAAGGTTCACTCTCCCCAATAGCGTTTTATTCATTACTCTTATTTATAAACTACAATTAGTATCACTCGGGTATTTCTTCAGTGTGTTCCCACTGATCGTTTTCCATGATAAACCAATGACCGAACTGCTGAACAGTTTCTCCATTCACCGCCTGAGGAAATACCAAGTCTCTAACTAACTGTAACGCTTCTTCTGCTGTATATTCTTCCATTAATAAACTCCATTTGTACTTGCTGTCTTAGAGTATGCTGAAACCTCAACATCTACCCAAGTGTATTCGTAAGCTTGATGATGATCGATAGAAACTCCTGGATAGTTATTGCCAATATTTAGCACTAGAACTACTTTACCGTCACTGGAACCATATGGAGGATAGCTACTACTCACAACACTTGTTGCAGAACCATTATTCGTGTATCTAATTTGATAAGGCTGCCCAGACCAGTTATGAAAGCCAACCATAGAATCAATAGTCTGTGCTGAATACGTGTATCCTTTGATATGAAAAAGGGACATCGTGGGTTGCGAATTAGTTGAAGCACCGAAGTTTAGATTCGTTTTTATGTGAAGATAATTGTGTCCGTCATTTCTTCCATAATTGAACCAGTTGTATACAGTACGACCAACTCGCACACCTCTTTTTCCTGTAGAAGCATGATAGCCATTACCAACACTCAAGCGGTTTCTTGCCATGTGTATATAGCCATCACCGTCAATCTCTAAATCCGAATTACTACTACTAGGTGAACCATGTCCCATAATAAATTTATCAGCGCCAGCACTCCAGGTATTATCTGTGGCAAGCATAAAGAATTCAGCACCGCCAGCAGTATTATTATCGAACATCAAAGTAGCATTGTACGAAGTGGTAGTTCCGCCTAATGTCAGTTTTGTGTTGGTGTAAGGTCTGACGCCCATACCAACTTTTTCTTCTTCTGAAACGATGTTTGGAATTGTTATACTTGCCATTTATAATCTCCTATGTGATAGCATCAAACTGACCCATCACTTGATATGTTATATTACCCGCCGCTGTTTGAACGCTTGCTCCTGATGGCACATTTAGTTTGAATTGAATCTGAAAAGAGTCGTAGTTACCACCGTCATATATCTGAGAAGATACATAATCTATACTACTAGTATTGTCGACCTCTCTTATTATCTGCCCAGCTTCTGCATATTGGTTTGCGCCGTTTTGTATAAAATATTCTCCAAGGAACGCCATTGCACTGTGACCACTCCAGTCTCCAGTGAGAAATACTTTTACGTAACACGCTTGGTGATCACCTAATGTTATTTCTAATTGAGCGCCTGTTTGAAATGATGTATTCAAACTTACATTTTTACCGCCAACCGCAAATCCGTCAGAACCGCCACCCGTATCAACATGAAACTCCGCTTTAGGACTTTCTGTACGTACACCGACTTTACCGCTTTTTTCGAGTGTTAGTGCAGTATTGATATTAGTATCAGTTGGAACACCGTCGCCATCTGCGGCATCTGGCACCATAAATCTAATTGGCGCATAGCTAGACCACATTGTCATCATTTCTGTGCTACGATGATCGTATATTATTCCGCCACGGGTTTGGTTGTTATATCCAAACAACATTCCGTATTGTGAATCTGGTCCAGTTGTGCCATCTAGCCAGTTACCATTTAGATTAGATAAACTAACGTGTTGTGTACCTTGTGTATTATAATCTGTGTGTACTGTAAAATGGTTCTTTACAACGCCACTATGCGTGGGTTCATAGTCAGTTGTACCTCTATTGAGTACAATTCGACCATTTTGCTGTATAGATAATCGTTCTACCATACTAGTAGAGCCAGATCCATCTGCCGTATAAAAGTTCAAATGATTAGTATTATAATAACTTTCAACACTAGTACGTATCGAAGCCTTTATACCTTCACCACTTGAACTATCTCCTGTTGAGAAATCTATAGAACCTAAGAAGTCTGGATTAGTAGGAGCATTTCCGTAACCGCCTTCCCACTGCGCTTCATGATGAAGTCTAATTGTAGCACCTTTATTACCAGTACCTCCTGAAATAAGACCAGCAGTTGTCTTAGATATCTCTAACAAAGCTTGAGGATCAGTCGTCCCAATACCAACATTACCATCTTCGTCCATAGCTAGTCCGACGGTATTCCAGGTAATAGTGTCTCCCTTTGTACCAGCATTAGCTCCATAAAGTGATATATACTGCGGGCTTGAATCTCCGTCATGAAGATTTACCATTCTGAAAGCACCACGACCGGTTTTTCCGTAAACAGCGGTAGCACCATCGTGATATGCACCAAAGTACAAATTACTATTCCATGCTGAATCTTGGTGTAATGCCATACTATTGTCAGCACTCACTATTATCTGAGTATCTGCGGTACTATTTACATGTAAGTCCGTACCTGGATTATCTGTGCCTATACCAACATTGCCAATTTTATCTATGACCATATGCTGAGTGGGATCGCCAGTCGTATTATTGTTGGTTGAAAATGTTAGATCATATCCTTGGTTTCTATACTTGTATCCAATGTCGGCAGCATATATGCTACTATCATGAATTGCATGTGCAGAAGCTATTTGTGTTTGATAGCCACTTGTAAGGGGCAATCTAGATATTATTGACTTTGTTCCAAAATTTGATCCTGCGGCTGTAGAGGCAGAGTTTATATCTAATTTTGAATCAGGAATAGTGTCTCCTCCAATACCAATATTGCCGTTGGAGTCCATCAAGAAGCTGTTACCAAAGTTTATTTTATATGAAACAACTTGTTCTGGTTTGCCCGAATCATTACTTATGGCAGCGTCTGACCAGCTCCATCCAGTAGATAGAGCCGCTCCGCCGTATGGAGTATAGTGACTTTCAACATACATTTTTGGCCAATACTGTGGACCAGTTAGATGAATTACGACATAATTATTTTCTACACCTAAAGTAATAACAGGAGCCCAACCACCACTACTTGAACATGTACGATTATAAAACTGATTTAGATACACGTGCCAAGATATTTTCAAGTCTACAGTATTTAGACCACCGTATTGAAACCCTTTGATTGTTACAGTGTGAGCATGAGTATAAGAGCCATCACCTTCATATTTAATTGGTGTTGTGATTTTTACCTGAGTGGGAGTAGAACCACTGTTTATCTCTAAAATACCAGTAGTGTATGTAGCGCCACCACCACCAACGTGCGAAGAAATTTGACCGTTTGCTTCTAAAATAACAGATGGACTAGTATCGCCAATACCAACCTTACCCGCAGTATCGATAACCATTCTAACATTATTATTTGTAGCAAGTTCTAAGCCGTCGGCAGTTGTCGTACCTATAAAAGCATTGTCTACAGCACTACCAACAAATCTATTTCCAGAACTGCCTTCTACACCAACGTAAACTCTAGCACTACTATTTTCGATACGAATTGCTCTTTCACCAGTATCGGAAGTTCTAGTTAGGTCTATAGTTGAAGTTGGATTCGATACTCCAATACCTAGTTTTCCATCGCCAGCTATGTTTACTGTATGAGAAAAGTCGAACTTGTCGCTTGTAGCGTCCCACAAAATAGTTGCATCTGTAGAAGCATCAACTGCATCTTGAATCGTAATACCCGCACCATCTGCACTAGCAGACGTATCATTACTTGCGTGATAGTTGAGTGTGATATTTTTATCTTCAACATCAAGGGCTGTAGTGTTGAGTGTGACTTGCGAGCCTTCTACCGTAAGATCGCCCGTAATAACAACATCTCCTGCAAACGCCGCATCGAGTTGATTCAATGTAAGAGGTATTACTTGTGTTCCGTTAGCAAATGTATAAAATCTTAGTCTACTATCTCTTGATGCATCTGTTATGTCAGTAAAATCACCTGTGATTTTTACTGTCTGTCTTTCTTGCGTAGAAGAATTTGCTCTAAGTTCTACGGAACTCTGATTGTTAGTTGAAGCCGCTTGTGTGTTTACAACTTGAACATATACATCGCCAGAAATTGCACCATGAACAGCTAATGGACTTCCACCTGTACTATTGATAGAGACGTCCCCGCCTGCAATAATACCTTCATTGAATGTTGCATGACCACCATTTCCCATATTTAATCTTAGAGCATTGATATGAGCGCCATTAGAATCTTTACCCGAAAGATATACGTCTCCTTCATTGATAATGGATTTGACGTAAAGGTGATCACCGGAGTTATATAAGGCAGCATATTGACCAGCAGAGTTCGCAAGTCTAATATCTCCATTAGAGTCAGCATCAAGTATTATAAGACCACCAGAGTCTACTGTGAAATTATTTGTGCCTGATGTGACAAGTGAACTTCCGTCTAATGTGATATCATCAACAATAACTGAACCGAACGTTCCTGATGAAGTTGTGTTTACTGTAATTGCTGAGTGCAAGTCTGCGGCTACAATACTGTTATCCGATATCTGATTTGATTTTATTCTAGTTGCCATGTTTTACACCGTTACCGAAAGTCGTTGAATCTTTACTGTAGTATTTATATTGGCGGGCGTAACTAACAGTCTTACTAGACCACTAGAAATGTCTCCATCAAAAGTCCCTAAACTTGCGCTTGTGAATATTGTGCCATACTCTGTCATGTATACTGTTGTTCCGTCATGTATCAAAAGAATTTCTGTTGAATGGTAGTTTGTGCCTGCTGTCATCTGAACTAAGTACTTCGCTGTTCTATATGATGCTGTCTGAAAACTATCGACTACTTGATTCGCTCCTGTGCCAGTAAGTGCTGTCGTACCAGGAGTAAGTGCTGAACTATCTGCGAAAGAAGCACGTGATAAAGATACAACTTCTACTGTGCCAGTGACCGTTTGTGATCCTTGGAATACAATGCTTGTACCATTTGTTGCTAAGTAGTCAGAACCGTCAACGAGCCTAACACCGTTTGCGTAGACTTCTACTTTGTTTATATCGTAAGCAAGTGTTCTACTATTATCGTCTGCACCAGAGACTGAGGATGCGCTTGATAAGCCACTATACACATATTGTTGATAATCACGAACTACGACACTATCTGTAATAGTATCATGAACACGTATTTCTATTTCATCTGTTGAGAGGGGTGCCGGAGTAAGCGTAAGAATGTTGCCACTTATGGAATATTCGCTAACGTGTTGTCGTACACCGTTGATTGCAACGTATGCGTACTGATCTGCTTTAGGAATATAAGATAGAGCAAAGTCAGTTGTTGTGCCGTCACCAGTGTACGAGTCGATGTAAATCGATTCTTCGTTTACTGGTGAGCCGTATAGTCCAACAATGGATTCAACACTATTGACCGACTTCTTTACATAGAGTCGACCATCGAATGTGTTGAGAGCGACTTCACCTAAGTCTAATTGTGCAGTAGTAGGTATCTTTCCACCGACCCCACTACGTCTTAGCTTAATGGTTGACATGTGTCCTCACAATATGTATAATGGCTATATAGCCTTTTTGTAAAGAAGTGAGTCTACAGTATATACTTTGGATCTCACTCCTCTAATCTATTTAGTACGTTCCACCATCAATGGTGTTGATAGAGACACTACCAGTTGCACTCACATCAAAGTTTCTATTTGTTCCAGCTCCATTTGATAAGGCATCAAATGTTGCGACACCAACTTGTCCTACTTGATCAGCAATAACTGCTTGAACTGTAACAACAGCCGATTCGCCAGTACCAGTAACATAGATAGATGTTTGTGCATTGCCACCCGCAGTTGCGCCAGTTACGTTTGCGCCTTCGTCAACTTCTTGAACGTAGTCGCCTGTAGTATCAGTGCCTAGAGCAACAGAGTCTGGTTGTATAGTAGTAGTAATTGATGCAGTTGTTCCACCACCAAACTCAGTGATAGTTACTGTACCAGCAACATCGCCACTCAGTGTGATTGTTTGGTTAGCAGTTTTCAGTTTGTTGATGTTTACGTCTGCGAGACTGAACGTAGCATCCGAAATATCGATTACGTTGTCTGTAACGTCTGAGTCAACATACTCATCAAAGATGTGGAATTCACCAGTCGTTGCATCTCTGAACATACCAGCAAGATGAGTGTCAGTACCATCGTTGTAGTTACCTACAAAACCAATGTCTACAGCATCACCAGATGTGTTGCCAGATGCTAGTCTGATAAGTGCGTCTTCAACAGTTAGCGTAGATACGTCAATAGTTGTAGTTGCACCATTTACGGTTAGATCACCACCGACGATCATATTACCAGCAGTTTCAGCATTACCTGTTGTAGCGTCTACAGAGAATTGTCCGCTGTTTACACTTAGGTCACCAGTAATTTCAATATCATGACCGATAGTAGTTGTACCACCACCTTCACCGCCAGTACCGATGTTGACTGCCGTAGCTGCCCCACCAATGTTCAACGTAGTTGTAGTAGCATTGATCAGGTTGAAAGTAGCCTGTGAAGTAGTGATATCACCACCATTGACTGCTAGATCACCGGTGAGAATTGTATCTCCACCAATGTTTACGTCACCTGCGATACCTACCCCGCCATCAGCGATGATAGAACCAGTTGTAGTGTTAGACGATGCGGTTGTGTTTAGAACATGAAGGCTAGTCTCATCTAGAGTCATTGCCTCTTTGTTAGTTGTTGCACCTGTTGCTACGTGAAAATGTAGAGTATCGTCTGAGTTGCCTGGAGATGTCTCTGCGATAATGAACGTTAGACCATCAACTGATCTTACGCCACCCAAAGATGACCAGTTAGAATTTGAGTAACCTTCGAACTGACCACTTGTAGAGTTCAGTCGAACAGCACCATTGACTGCTGGTCCTTGTTGTCCAGTTGTTCCTACTGGTACTACTAATCCGTTAGTGCCAGAGATTTGGACATAGCCAGTACCATTAGGAGTAAGTGTGATATTTCCGTTAGTATCAGTAGAACTGATTGTGTTTCCGTTGATATCGATATTATCAATACTAGCACTACCAGTGATATCTAGATCACCAGTTAGTGTAACAGTACTGTTTGCACTTGCAAATGCTAGTTGACTTGTAGCGCCAAACGTTGCATCAACGCCAACAGTAAGATCGCCTGCCGTACCTATATCACCATTTGTTGCGTCTATCGTAAAGTTAGAAGCGCCTGATGAGCCAACTCTAACATTACCGTCTGCACCAATTGTGCCATCTGTTTCAAAGTTACCAGTTGCTTGTGCGATTGTTGCGGCACCAACAGTGAATGTTGTACCGTCAAACGTAAAGTTACCATCATCTTCTAGTTCGCCACTAGCGCCAGCAATAGTGATTCTATTGTCAGTTAGGTCTTCGACATTCAAACTTGCTACTGTTACGCTACCATCAAAATCAACTGTACCCGAGAAACGAGTATTAGATGCTAAGATGATTTCGCCAGTCGAGCCAGCTTCAATTGTTAGGTTAGTATTTGCTAAACTCGTTGAGTTGACAGACAGAGTTGATCCGTCTAATTTTAGATCATCAACGAGGAATTGATCTATTTTGCTGTTAGAGTCTACTAGTACTGCACTGGACGCTGTGAGCGTACCAAGAGTGTGATCTAGTTTATCTGTGAAATATGAACCGCCGATGACCTCTACATTCGCAGCCGCACCGTTCGTTTCGATGCCTGTACCGATATAGAGTCTGTCACCGCCATTCGAGAGTGTTCCACCCAGATACGAATATCCGAACTCACCTTGAGCGAGAGCAGACGGTGCACCTGTGGAACCTGATCGTTTGATCTTGATGATTGACATTAGAAATTGCCTCCGTTAATAACTGTATTTATATTGTCCATTTGTGTTGTGGCTTCCCACTTATTATCTGTACCGTTGTACAAGATAACAGCGCCATCAGTTTGGCCGGTGCCGTCAACATCGAACAAATCTCCCAACTTGATAGTGGAAGCATTGATTTGATAATTTGTCACCAGAAGTTTATTCTGTGGTGTGACCTTTGCTTTGATATTAGCCATTTTACACTCTTGTAATTCCTGGGGTTACTGTTACAATCCCTTCCACAACACGGGTTTTACCACCGCCTGCTGAAGTGATCTCAACATCATACATATAACGGCCTGGCTCAATATCATTTGTAACGGTGTTATCTAATGTTAGATTTATTTGACCCAATACTCCGTTATGCCCACCTACAAATGTAATAGCACTTGTTGACATATAGTTCTTCCTCATTTGGGAGTCTACTGTATATCCTGTCAAGTTGAACGGGTTGTTTGAGTTGTCTGTCACATCTATGAGTGCAGAAAATTCTACACCTTGCTCTAGAACCAAATTAGCTTTGATTGCCATTATTTTTCTCCACTTATCTACTATCTCTATTTATAAATACTCTAGACTACACAGATTTCCCTACAACTTTGGAACGGATAAAACATGGCAAATAAATATCAAAAGTTTGGACTCAGAGCCGACAAAAATCTCGCTGATCTAGATAATAAGCAAGTCGCTTTAGCTAACACTCTAGACGGCATCAAAACAGATGATACCGGTTTTGCTCCAGGCGACTTACTGGTTGTTTCTGGGTTACGTAACACTGAAGTCGATCAATCTGATCTCATTCAGGTTGGCAATGATAATATACTAACTACTTATAGTCCTGTGAATGACCCAAATAATCCACTTCCGACTGTGCCCCTCATCAGACTTGTAGACAGAATCGAAAACTATAAGACTATTACTGGCACTCCCCCATTTATCAATGGTGGTGATGGAGGTTCAGCTTGGTTCGTACCATCTAATCATGTCACATCAGCGAGTTCTATAGACGAAACTTCTACGGGTGCAGATGTTCTTGATATTAGTGGCGCAGATGTTATTGGCCCAGTAGACTTTTGGGATAACGGTAATTGGCGATTAGGTCTAAAAGTCAACGACACGTTCATAGATACTTATGGAGGAATACAGTGGGAAGGCTACACTAACCTAACAACGTTCAATATCGGCTCGACTGGTAAATATATTATTGAGTATGATCCTTTAGGAACTGGCTATGAAATAGTCAAATCTATCTACGCTGAATCAATCGATGTAGATTATAATTTTGTATCAGATGACGGCACTACGACCATCGTGAGCGTAGACGAAGCAAATTTGAAGTACGTTACTACTGGTCAGTATGTATTGGGTTCTGATAATACAACTCACGTTGTAGTTTCTAAAATAGAACGAGATGCGGGAGGTGCTGGTGTACACCATCTCACACTTGATGGAACTACAAGTAATATTAGTGCCAGCGGTGGAACTGTAGCATTCAAAATGCAACAGTCAGAGGTCGAGACGCTATCAGAAGAAATCAGACTCAGACAGACTTATACAGGAGATATGTTCAGGATTCGTCTCACTGTGTGGTGGCAAGATCGTGGTGACAGCGACAGATTACCATTCAAGAACTTTGAGTTCTATGATATAGATAGTGAGAGATATCCATTCTCTTATGTCTACAAGTCTTACACACGTGGTCAAACACCCGTAGTAGGTACATTCGAACACTTCAATAAGAACAAGGCTGGACCTAATGCACAACGTTCCACTGCTGTTTTATCCACATCAAATACTATTGCTATTCAGTACGACCCTCCTGTAAACACTACAGATAAAGTCAAGGTGACAGGCAGAACGTTTACGTATAGTGGACTAGGCAAACTAGAAGGAGATATCAGCAACATCTCTGTTGGCGACTGGGTAGTTGCTAACAACGGTGCAACATATGTTTGCTATCAGGTAGAACAAATCATTGATGGTGACGGATCATATAACAGACCAGACGCTATCTTTGTGAACTATTCTGGTTTTGCTACAGCAATGAACCTAAACACTGGTGGTACAGTTTCAGTATCAATCATCGATCATTTAGGAGTTATTGGCGTTTATAAAGGCGTATCTGTTGATGCTGATCAGACAACTTTGAGTGCTATGACAAATGGACCAGCTGTGTCTGAAGTGAAACTCGACATGCTTGCTTGTTCTAGTAGTATGACAAAGTTCAAGCGAATTGTCAACCTTTCTAGTGGCGAAATTACTACAGAACCTGTTCATGGTGAAGGCGAAGCTGGTGCAGAAGCATATAGTGGCACAGAAATAGTCGTAGTATGTGCATCATTCGGTCTAGTTGACTCATCGTCTGAAGTACAGTGCGAAGGTGTATTTGGTAAAGAAGTAACTGCTTCAAGTACAAACTCTGGTGGTAGAACTACTCTTACACTAACAGATACAAATGGATTAGTAACTTCACCCAACATGTATGCTTACTATCTCACAGGCTCTTCATCACCTGTACAGATTCCAGCGGGCTTGACAATTTATGACGTGAATACAGGCGCTAACACTATAGAATTATCTGGTCTTGCGAATGGTACTATTGAACCAGGTGCTACAATCGTATTTGTTCCCAACAGTGCTTATGTTAGAGAAGGTTCTTCGTATGCATTTGAGGGTTGTGTGTTACCACTGAATACTGCTCCACCATTTGCTGGTACACCAGAAGGTCTTGCCACTATCACAAACTATCCGAATATTGAATTCAATGATGTAGCGTTTACTGAGTTGAAGGTAAATAATACTACAGCAACTACCAATACAAACATGGCTTATAGCGAGTATCTAACGTTAGAGTATAACGGTACTAACTATAAGATGCTGATTCAGTAATTAGGCTTTTAGTAGAATAAAGAACGTCTCGTAAGAAGAGTTGGTATCACTATCTGATCCACTCTTCACAGACACTTTCATTTTGTGTGTATAGTCATCACTCGCATTACCACTCTCTGACTGTAGCAGTGATCCTGGTACAGCAAAGTTAGGCTCATTCAGTACAAGTTCATACACAGATGATTTGCTGGCAGTAGTTTCGATACGTGATGTTGTACCGCCATTTCCTGTACCTTCTTTTGACCAAGGATTAGATACATCTGAAAACGCTCTTACGGCAGTGCCTGATGGTCCTTGAATGAATAGACCAGGTGCGCCAGCATCGCCAACATTGACAAGACTGTCGTTTGTGATTCTAATGTTGCCGTTGAATGTGATTCTTTTTCTAAACTCTGAATCTTTATAGGTGAGGGGAATACGACTCTTCTTATAAGCGTAGATTCCCAGACCTTCTTCAATCAAGTCGATATTAGATGAAATGCTTCTGAGGTTATATATTCCTGTTTCTGTATCGATATCTCCGCCGCCAGAAACACCAGAACTACTATCTCTAACTGCAATAAGTCTTTCGACATCCATGTTTTCTAAGTTTGGATTGCTGATGGCATCTGAACGAGTGAGTGTACCTGTGGGTACGAATGGATTGCCAAGTGAGTCACGTAATTCGAATTCTAACTCTCCGTCTGAAGCCGTTACTGTGTATTTTGTTCCAGCGTGAGTTACAACATTACGATTTGCAAAGGCAACATATCCATCACCAGTCATCGTAATTTTATTTCCACTTGTCGTATAAGCCGATGCGGGTACTGTACTTACTCTTGATAAGTTACCAGAGAGCAATTGCATGTCTGCAACAATACCGGCACCACCAATGTTCTCAAGTATACCAGCATCTGATGCTGAGTCACTTTCTAACAAGTTGAGTGATTTTACATAACCTTGTGCCATATTACTCCCCTATGATACCAGTACAGTCCAACCAGCAAGTCTGAGAAGTGCTAAGTTGTCTTTAGTTGTTTCGTCTTCTATTACCAACGCTTCAGTCATTGCTTGACCATCTGAAGTTTGTCCTAACATGTTTACAGTAACACCGCCTCTAGGATTAGCGAGGTAGTTGTCAGCCATATCTTGAATGATATTTCTGATAGCTCCTAGTGATAAGTTATTGTTCGATAGTTCTAGTCTTCTTAGTCTAGTGTTAGTAGAGAATGATCCTGTGAAGCAACCAGTCAATGAGTTGTTATTGAAGTATGCGTATTCTAGTCTAGGACAGAATGAGAACGAAGGAATAGTACCCGATAAGTTGTTGTAATGAACATAGAAACGTCTTATGTTCGAACCAGACTGTACAGGAATAGTACCACTGAACTGATTGTTTTGAAAGTACAAGTAGTAGAACTGATCTCCATTGAAGCCAGGAATGCTGCCGACGAAATAGTTGTTATGCAGATAGATGCCCGAGATATATGGATTTTGTGAGAAGTTACCCACAGTACCAGATAGACCTAATACAGGCATGTATATAACACGTAGTTGTCTATTAGAGCTAAAGTCTGGTAAGAATCCTTTTACGCTTCTATTACTATACAGATATAAAACTTGGAAGTTAGTCAGGTCTGAGAAACACTGTCCTCTCTGTAAAACTGTAGTGTTATCTGCTTGAAACTCTGTCCCAAAGAAATGGTTAGTATGATCCAGTGCCGCACTTGTTCCTAATGCACTGCCTGCTAGATGAAGTCTTCTAAGCTTTTCTGTACCAGTGAAAGAAGTTGCTGATAGATTACCGCTAATGCTAGTCCAACGTGCTTCGACAGTATCTAATTCGGGGATATTTCTAAAGATGTTATTGATATCACCGCTTGCAGATGTAGCGTAAACATTTATATTATTGAGTTTACTACAGTTAGTGAACTTACCCGTCATATCTGCGCCAGCACTCAAAGAAGGCGCTTCTCTTGGACTAGAGTATGTGTGATAATATCTCTCTAACGTATCTCTAGGTCCTGTGCCTCCACCGTTTTGTCCAGCATTCATCTTGACGATGTTGTGATTGTTGCTGTATGACACAAAATCTTTTAGTGCAGTAGAGTCAAAGTATAAGTCTTCTTCAACACTAGTCGAATCGTTTCTGACTGCCGTAACGTTTAGTGCAGAAATACTGATGTTTACTAACCCCGGTGCTTCTGAAACACTGCTTGATAATTTGCTATATGGCTGATGTGTCACATTATAGTTGACAATCGCATTTGTGACTTTAGGAGTTACTGTGCCTCCAGTCATTCTTCTAGCACCATAACTACTATAGTACGAGTTGAAGTTTAGCGTCTGTAGGCTAGTGTACTTCGTCAAGTCTATATCTGTGCTATCAGCAAAACAGCCATTGAAAGTCATAGATGTCATAGACGTAGGCATACGCTGTAACTGTACGTTTGCAACGTCTGAACTTCTTGACAAGTTATTACCAGTCATGTTTATAGTCTGCAATGCAGGAGCGATGATTTCAAAGTTTGGCAGATCGTAGAAGTCGTTGAACACTAAATTGTAATCTACGAGAGCGGGCAACGAAACGTTTGGCAACTCTGTCAAGTTTAGATACTCTAGGCTTAGTCTTTGAATCTTTGATGGGTCATAGTAGAATGAAATCTCACGTGGATGAGGTCTACTATCTCTAAATCTGTATGTGTCATCTGCGCCAACTGTTGGATTAGTGCCGTCAAATGTTTCGTAGAATCTACTATCATCTAAGTTCTGTACTGTCCAAACGGGAAGTATAGAGTTTGTATTATTGACTCTGTGTCCTAAGTTTGCGTTCTTGAAGAAGCCTTCATAGATCAAAGGTATACCCTTCATAGCGTGAACTTGTTTAGTCACACCATTTACGTCAATCTCAATGAGATGCGTTGGTACTTCCGAAGGATATCTTCTCTGAACAGGAGCACTCAGCGTTTCAATATTAGTTGCTGTTACTTTGTTGCCAATTACTTTTACTTGACCACCATAGAAGATTGGAGAAGTAGAAACTACTGGATTAGCTGTAGACGACCAAGATGATACACGTGATGTTGAAATGTCAGCCGACTTAGTTGCAGTAGGTGCTGCCCAGTCAATAAAGTCATACTTGATTGCGCCAGCTTTGATCTGATTATTGATACGCATGTTGAAATCTAATCCAACTTGTATATCTCGCATGTCACGTAGTAAGTTACCTATCGTGGAACTTGTGCGTGACAACGCATAAAACTCTTTCTTTTGATCTAAGTCTAAACCAGAGATCATACGCAACTCTCTTTGCGTAACACCACCGGCTGATAATCCACGAATAGGATCTAAGTCTCTTACATCTAGACCGAGGTTTAGAAGCGCCTCAGACTTGCTGTCGATATCAGCAAGATCGAATGCTATATTTAGACCACGAAAGTTTGCCATGTTACTGTTCCTTTACAGTCAACGTCATCTCTACATTACCACCACCATCTACGCCAGTTGCGGTAAAGAACACTGCTTTATTATTTAGCAAACCAGGGGTAACACCTTTTCTATCTTGTCCGAAAATATTTTCTAGGTTGATGAGTTGCGGAGTATTTGCTCCGACATAGAATGAATATATTACATTACTCTTATCTGTAGGTCTACGTAGAGGCTGGCGTGTAGTTGTATCGAATCTAATACTAGACAGTCTATCATCTGAGTTGAATGCAGATGGTGCTTCGATGTCACTTGAGCCAGCTGTGTTTACGACACTAATAGCACTATCTTCTGTAATAAATGACGGAGTAAATGTGCTTATCGTCTCAGGAGTAATCTCTTCAATAATAATGTTATTTACGTTTGCATTATCACGTAGTCCCACTATCAAGTATAGTGGCTGAATGTTGAATCGTAATGCACGTTGAATAGTAAATTTCTTCTCAGTAAATCTAGCCCCACCACTCTGAGTAAATGAGTTCAACTGCCAATCGTCTTGAAGCTTCAGTGTCTTAGATTGAATATGGGTTACGTTTACAGTACCTCCAACAGAGATGTCAAAGTCAATATTGACATAATATTTCTGTGCGGCATTATCGTATTGAACTATAGATGTATACTTCACTGGAGTAACGCCATCTGCTTTAGTGGCAACTACTCTATTGATTCCTACTTCAGCGACACCCACATCCCGAGGATCAATTGGCGGAGTCAAGCCGCCAGTAAAGTTGAGTCTAAATGTTCCGTCGCCGTTATTGACTACTGTAGTCTCAATTGGGAAGTTTTGAATATCGACAAAACCTTTGATAGCAGATATATTACCTGATCTATCTCCAAATGGTCGCTCTAGTCTAAAATCTGTTTGAAGTCTTGAACCACCTGCGCCGCCTTCTGCTGAACTTGATTCTCTATTGATCGTATCAAATATAACTGAACTGTCACACCACTCAACATGCATGACTTTATCGATGTCGTAGTCTTCTTCAAGCGTACCAAATTTTAGATCGCCATTAGCATCGAACCCTGGCGCTTCGTATGAAAGACCAATGTAATACTCTGCTTTTTCTTGAGAGGTATCTCTACTGTTTGGATTCAGCCAATGAATTTTGAACTCGTTAGCATAGATGCCAGTTGTAGAGGCTGCGATAGAATATTTCGACAGTCTACCAGAGAATGTAGATGTTCCATCTCTAGGAGTAAATGTTGTGCCGTCATATTTTCTAGTCTCTTCACCAATCGATCCATTAGAAAGACCGAATGAATCGTTTCTGCGTTGTACTTGTGCAACTGTTGCATCATCTGTTGGGCTAGTAAAGATGTTGTAGACACCATTCGCAATTATTTTAGCATCTAGCTGGCTAGCAGTAAATGCCGAATCATCAGATTTTGCTAGTGAGGATCCGTCTTCGCTGAACTTCAGCGTCAACGTTTCACTAGTATCGCCGGTACCTTTAGATAGAGAAGATGAATACACGTAATGTATTCCGTCAGGTGATCCTGTTATCTCTTCTAAATCAATACGAACATCTGCGCTTGAATTGACTGATACTGTACTAGGATATGTTTTACGGTTGTTATCTACTGGTATACCTTCGCTGTTTAGAATACTATTCTTAGGCAAGATACCCATAACAGCATTGCCAGTGGTGAATGACTTTGTGTCACCACTATTAGAAGTGAGACGTAATGTGCCTTCATCACCACCATCAATATAGTAAGATGACCCATACTTATAAACGTATACGGGTTCATTCATGTTTGTAGTATCTGCACTATAGAGCAAATACTTGAATTTGAAATCTGGGTTTTGTAGAATCGGCTCTTCTAGGCCATTCTCAATAACGAGTGTGTGCATAAGTACCCAACGACAATCTCCATTACCAGTTGGAATGTACGCATAGAACTTAGCGCCGATGGCACCGTACCATGAGAATTCGATCTTGAACATAGTAACGTTCTTGAGATTTAGCGAGTATCTGCTTGCACCACCGCCGTCCAGTGCGTCACCAGTCCACTTACTTCTCGGGATGATAGTTTCCCATAGCTGATTTTCACTATCAAGTGATACGGGATAAACTTGCTTCTGATCGTCTGCCGTCAGACCCATTCTCTCTAGTAGTGATACAGGTAAAGGAATCGTACTTCTACGTACAATGTTCAGTTCGATGCCACGCAACTGAAACATATATTCATCTGTGCTGTTAGACGCACCCCACTCTACAAAGTTAGCGAGTGATGATGGATCAGTATTCATTCGAATACCATATGTGAAACCAGATACACGACCAGGCTGATATCTGAATGATCTCTTACTTTCTAAAATACCAAATCGTTCAGCCGTAGTACTGTTGCCAGGTCTACTCTCATTGATCAAAAATGTTCTTAGATCCCTATACTCTCTTGTAGTTTCGTATCTAGAAGTTCCGTCTTGATTCAGAGGAAACTGTGCAACATCAGTAGTAATCTTTTTCCAGAACAGTGTCCATCTTTCGATCTGATCGTATGAAGCCGCTTCATCGTCTCCATAAAACACGTCATAGTAACTACCAGAACCATTCATTTGAGAGAATTCACCGTTAGCTATAAAATCATTTGCTGATATAGTGATGTCACTATAAGTCAGATCCTTGAGAGTGATCTCTGGACCAATAAAGTTATCTTTAGCAAATCTAGGCTCAAAGTTGATGTACTGATTATACAAATATTGTCCGACTGCAATGAAGTTCATGTACGCTTTCATATTAGAAGAGGGCGTATCATTTGTCCATTTAGGGCCGAATGGATATGTGTACGGTACGGGAAAAGTTTTTAGATAGAGTGCTTGCTCAGTTGATTCTTCAACGAACTCTGGGCTACCTCTTTGACCGAACGTAGGATTATTTCTGTAGTACCATCCAAACGGATAGTTCCAGTTAGAATCATATGTGTAAAAGTTCCAGTTCTCTTCGTCTAGTCCATAAACAGCAACATCAGAAAAAAGGCTGAGTTGTTCTTCAGCCCTTGGTATACCTAATAGACTAAGAGATACTTCAGATGAATCGGGAAATTGCTCTACGACAGGTATAGCTTCTTTCTTGCCGACGTTGTTTGCTACAAGAGATAAAGAGTTCTCTGCATTATTGAATGCGTCAAGAAACCCCGGCTCTTGAGTTCGCAGAGGGTTACCAGCGGCATCAAATAATCTTGAGCCTTGAATGTCCACAAGCTGTGGAAATTGGGTCGTTACTGGAGATGGTACCTTATCGTAACCAATCTTTATCTGTTTTGGCATGACTTACTGTTCTTCCCATGTGCAACCTAAGCTAACGTCATCTGAGTTACTAGAAGCTGAATCGGTGTCTACTGCAAAATACAGTGTGTCAGCGACATCGGTCAGCGGGAAAGACAAATATTCTTTATTATAGTCAAAGTACGCTGAAAGATCGATTTGCTCAGTTCCTTGTTGCAGATATAACGTAGCTATATTTATACCTGTTCCAGGAATAGGAACTTGATTATTTGTGGCGATAGTAACAGAACTCAATCCTTCTTTTTCAATAGAAGATTTTGTGCCTACGTTACTTGAGCCTGTTAGACCTTGTGCAGTGAATACGCCATCTGCTAAGAAGTTTTCACTTGACTTCAGTGTTACTGTGCCATTGTATGATTCAAGCAGTTCGAAGTAGTATGAACCAGACTCTTTATACAGTCTACCAAATGCTGATATCTCATTCACACCCACTAGTGCTTGTAGCCATCCATATACAGTCTCATCGTTCTGCAAATAAGTCGCACTTTCTGTTACTGGCAACGGCAAGTTCTCTGAAGTGATATCATAAGAAGCATTGATTGTCAATGTTCCTGATGGTGTCACGTCTGTCTGGAAGATTGGAGTCTTCTTCATTCTTAGACGAACAGGTCTTGATGTACTCAGATTAGATGTGGACAGTTTTGTTGGATATACCTGTACACGATTACGTACAGCATTCGAATCAACTGTGCTAAGGATTTCTCTCTTAGTTTCGATACCGAATACTGATGCGGCACGATCAGGAATCAATGTGATGTTAGTCTGATCAGTCAGTGGTCCAGATAGTTCACAAGTGGTACCACTTGCCCAAACAACAGTAATATTTTGATCTGTTGCGTTGTTGGTAGATACTTTTGCACCCATAAAGAATACAGCAGGAATAGAGTTTGGTGTAGTAACAGTTACAGTACCACCAGAGGCACTATATCCGCTTGCGGTAAATTGTTTACCGAATGCTGATACTAACTGATCATTGTTGTGTGAGTACAATCTTACTGTACCTCTATCACCACCATCGATGTAGTAAGAAGCACCATACTTCACAATGTTATGTGATGTAGTTGAGTAGTTTGCGCCTACTGGAGTATTCGCATCTTCTCCATCACCTAGTGAATACTGATCACCACCACCGTAAGTAGTGTATGTGATAGGCAATGTAGCATTACCAAGAGACGCAATCTTCAACTGATTTGAGGCTCTCAAGTGGTGTACACGCACCCATCGTGCTTCACCGTTACCGATAGGAACATATGCTAAGAACAATGCACCAACAGCACCATACCATGAGAATTCAATCTTGAGCATGGTAACTTTAGAGAAGTCGAAGTTGTATTCAGAATCAGCGTCTACTGCGTTATCGTCGGCATCTGTTACAATCTCACCTGGGTTTACTTGACCACCTTCGCCAGTTGCTCTGTCACTGTAGACTCTAGTACCACCAGTGATACCGTCTAGCTTATCATGTGAGAAGCGTGAGCGTGGAATACGATATTCGTATACACCCCAAAACTCTGGCTTGACGTTGTTCTTGATCCAGTTGATGTATTCTGGAATGAAGTTCACGTCATCGATTTGTGTTCTGTATCTAGTAACAAGTTGTGAATCAGTTTCAAGATCGCTACTTGCTGTGTTGATGTAACCAATTTTGAATACACCATCTGAGTCATCACGTAGATTATCATTAGATGAGTACATAAGCGGGAATGTCATACCCTGTACAAATGGATCTGCATCTTTTGAAACGTCTGCTAGTACGGCGCTGTTTGGCTTGACTGCTCTTGAACTTGCTCCGTCGCCAGCATAATGCTCTGGGTCATAATCAGTTGGGAAGATAAATGGTACAACAGTCTCAAAGAAACCTGATTGACTTGCCGCCACAGTTACTGCGGTGCCGTCTTCTTCTTGTAGAGTAAATTCGTTGCCTTTAGGACCGATAACTTTTACGATCTTATATACTTGACCATTTGTCAATTCACTAATACCGCTTACGTGTCTTACGTGTTGACCAAATGTAACAATACCCTTTGATAGACGGAATACGTTGTCTGCTTCAGTAACAGTCACAATACTTTCTGCGGTTTTCAGCAAAGATGTATCGAATGCGGCTGCATGAGTCATAAGCAAACCGTCACGTAGACATACTAAGTTACCAGCAAAGCCACGATTACCTACAACTAGTTTTTCAGTGCTTTCTACTGTGAAGTTACCGATGATTAGATCAGCAAGAGTTGATTGTCTAGTGTAAACTGAATCGGAGCTACTGTAGCCAAACTCAGTGAGTGTATGTAAAATTTCTGCTTTCAATGCAGTCTGTCTTGTTACTTCGATGGGCTGACCACTACCGTCTAATTGAGAGTAGATAGATAGACCAGAAGCCTTCATGTACATAGATGCGTTATAAACTGTTTCTGCGTTACCACCACCTACGATATCATTCTTATATCCATCTACGAGATACTTCGTGTCACGTTGACATTTGAACTTGATATCTGCTTCAGTGAATCCTGAAGGTACGAGTGTCATATCGTATGATATTGCTTTTGCAGCCCAGTATCCCCAGTAATGTGCCTTCACATCATAGAGAGTATCGATCTTGGTCTTAGAGCCTAAGTTAGCTGAACTATAAACTGGATCACTCTGTGCAGTTGCATAATATGCAATGATTTGATCTACTAGTGCTAATGTGCCAGCTTCATCGTCTGTAAGTCCTAGATTATCAATTTGTACTTTCAATGAATCATAGACTGGCTTTTCAAAGGTATTGCTGTCAGGAAGAATTGATCTGTTAGTTCCTGTGTTATCTTGACCTCTGAAGTTATATGTGTTATAAATTACGTGTGCGTTGCCACCCCACTCCATGTCGAGTAGAATGAAGTCTAGCCAATAGTCAACATCACGCTTACATTTTGCAGTGATTGTTGCAACCTGATCTGGCGTAAATGAACTTCCGTGGATTAGAAATGCTAATGCTTCGTAGTATGTGCGTCCGTTAGAGTCTGTACCAGATGTACCGTAACCACTTGCGGCAGCCGCTAGAGCGGCATTTGCGATAGTGAAACGTGCTTCTTGTACTACCTTACGATCTTTCTTTTTATAATCTGGTGATACGACTGGCGCTGTTGCGGCTTTACCGATAATACGATAGTCATCTAACTGAGCGATATCTAGAATATCTGTTGATGAGTTTACGTTTGATCCACGTAATACTTGTCCAGATGATCCAAAAGGAGAAGTAGGTGCATTGAGTAATGATTGTGTTCTACGTACAACAGAGAAGTTATCGCCTTTACCGTTGTTACGAGTTTCCCAGAAGTAGCCATCAAAGTTATCGTAAATACCGAACTTACGAACTACTGGGTTCTGAGAGAAATTCTTTTGTGATACAGTTGACTTGACACCAAACGTTGCGGCTGATACACGACCAGGCTGATATCTGAAGAAACGCTTCGATGTTAGAACTGCTGATTTATTTCGTGGTGCTTCTACGAGTGCGCCTGCTTCTGTGGGCAAATGCTTTACACCGTGTCCGTCTACGTAAGCCTGTGGTGATTTTGACCACTCAGTTGGGTTCACGTCATACGTGTTTACGTCTGCGAAAATACCGAGAGCAACTTCGGCACGTGGAATACCAAGTAGAGATAGTGCGACTTCTGACTGTACTTTGTTCTGTTCTTCAACAGGTACGGCAGCTTGGTCAGATGCTAAAACTACTGGGATAGATCGTGACGCAGGTTGTTGACCAGGTGATACTGGCGTAGTGCGTCCTACGTTTACTACCGCTGAGTTGTTATTGATGTTCGTGATACTAGACATATCTTATAATATCCTTCCTTGCGCCAATACGAATTTGTCAATAATATTTATACTACCCTGCCCGCTGGCTCCTAAAGTAGAGATATTTATTGGGTTATTTGAACCGTCTAGATACCTGATAGAAATATTTGTAGTGCTACCCGCACCAGATCCGCTAGTGACTAAATTAGTAATTGTACCACGTTGACCATCAACAGATGAGCCGTGGTCAGCTAATGTAACCCCTGCTCCCATCGATAGATAGGGTAGTACCCCAGTTACGGTAATGTGATAATATCCTGAACTATTCAAGAAGTCTGGGTCAAGTCCATTCGCTTCAGATGGTACTACCACTGTTGCTACGTTACCTGCAGATACTTCGTGTTCATAAGATGCTCTATACACAATACCTTGGTGATTTGGATTACCTAAGTTTACATATCTCGCAAGAACATCTGAATTCAAAGTTGGTGTTGCAAGCGAGGCATCATCCAAAAGTGCCTCTTCTAAAAATCTTCTTATTCTATAAATTTGATCAGCAGGCAAAGCCGCTCTTGTAGATCCGCCAAGACCGTATGCAGTAACTGCCGTAGCATCACTTGCTTCGATTACGCCATTATCAGTCACGTCTGCTCTTGCATTACCTCCTAGACTCTGAGTCAAGAAAGATGTCAAGTCTGAATCTAATGATCCACCGTTGACGATCACTGTTATGTCAGTCGCAACGTTATCCCAAAGAACCGTATTCTGAGTTAGGGATGTGTAAGAGTTGCTACCAGTTCTTTCTTTGATATCTGCAACATCAGCGTAAGGAATGGTAAATGCAAATTGACCATCTGCTGGTACAACTGATCTAGGGCTGAATGTGATCGTAGAAGCGTTTGCTGGAGTCCAGAACTGTTCGCCACCATTAGGCAACTTCTCTACGTAGTATGCTTCATATGAAATGTTGCTAATAGTTCCGTCTGTTTGTGTTAGGTCATATACTAATCCGTTTTCTTGATACACGTGAACGTCACTATCAAACTGCGCTGTCGCTAAGTATTTAGCTGTGAGATCGATGTTTAGCATATCAAACTCAGAGTTGAGAGTATCTGGAGTTGGCAAGAACTCTCCCGCTGGTCCAATCAACACGTTCTGTGAAGAGATGAAGAACTTAGATCCATATACTATAAGACCGGATCCAATGTTATTCAGTAAGTTATCTGATACAATACCTTTATCGGTGTTGGATACATCTAGACCTTCACCAAAGTTTTCGAATTTGTTTGCAGTGATTTGTGTCTTCTGTCCACCGTATGCAAAGATAGGTGAGTATGCTAGTCTATCATCTACGCCACTATTCAGAACTTCAGATGCGGCTACACGTAGATCGATTGGTCTATCTGCATAGATACCACCACCGATTACGTTTCTAATACGTACTTTATCGATGAGAGGTCCATCTGGTTGTACACCAAAGTCTACTGTATAGTTACGTGTGTCATCAGTTGTATCTGGGAATCTGAATTGGTTGATAGCACTACCTTCTAAATCCACTCCAACTAGAGATACGTTAGTAGCACCAGTTGCAATCTGTGTTTTGATCATCTTAGCAGAAGATGTGCCCGCTTCACCACCAGACCAAGGTAACTTTGTGATCTTAGTGATGTAAGGAGTACCGACTAGTCCAAAGTTATTCGGAAGAGAGATTAGGGATGATACGTATGTCTTTGCGTTCAGTACTACAGACTTTCTATCAATTGCTGAGTTTGTAGATATCGCTTGTGTGATAGCAGAGGTGTCATTGTGTGCAAGTGAGACAGTCTGTTGATCAGATGAAATAAAGACAACATCATTCAAAGTCAGATCCATATTATTGCCGGTCACAGTTTTTGCTTGAATGGTCATGTCTACCCATCCACGCTTAGATGTGCCAGGCGCTATACGTGGGAAGTGAATGACATCTGTAGGATATGTGTTATCTGCTTCTATTCTACCAGACCAAGGTACCCAGTCAAATGCATAATAGTCGATGAATGTGCCTTCAGATACCTCTTTAGGTCCTAAGACTGCACATAGAATAAATTGGTCGCTTGTCTCTGGAGTTCTACGATAAACTAGAACGCCATTACCAGCAGTAACTCCACTAATTGTTAGGCGAATAAAGTTGTCTGTGTTGAATGCTTCGTATGTGTTCGATACGCTATTCAAAAGCTGTGTAGGCGTAGCAATGGTCAATGCACGAATAACGCCAGCTGGTGCAATTTGACCTGTTGTATAGTTGAACTCTGCAATACGATAAGCAAAATCTTTTTGATGATTTGTAGTGTCTGTGGCAGAAGTAGCAAAACCCACTCTTACAGTCTGTAGTGAAGCGTTGGTTGCTGATAGCACACTTCCTTCTAAATCAGCACCATAAACTCTTACGGTCTGACCAACAGAGTAGTTGTTGTGAATAGTCGAATCTGAAATTCTTAGAATACGACCTTGATAGTCACCTGAGTCTAAGTTGGTATCTGTAACCGTAGCAGTTACACCAATCAGACTGTCTCGTACATTACCTTGATCAAATGTAGATGAGAAAGCATTGTAGTAAGTAGCGAAGTTTGCGTCTAAGAAAGCTTCTACACGATCATCGGTGTAGTACAAAGAACCAATTGCTTCTGGTACGTTATTTGTAGAGATTGGATTCGTTGTTGGATCACCAACGCCCGAGTTGTCTACATACGCTAAACGAGGAGGTAGATCCACTGTAGCATCAAGAAGCTTGACGAATCCGCTATCATTTGTTAGATTGTCTAAGTTAGTTGGGATTGTAGGCTTGTTACTAAAGTTAGTGTAATTTAGAAAGTATGAGCCTTCTCTGTATGCGTTACCATACCAGAGCGTAGTCGATTTTAGTCCGTTAGATCCTGTACCGTCATCGTATGCATTCAATGCTGTTACAAGTTCGGATGCATTCGAGTCAAATGCTGCCTGACTAAGAATAGAATTCTTCAGGTTGAGGAAGGTAATGTGTTTCGTAGTACCTTCGGATACGTCATCCAAAACCAAAATATCGGCATCGACCGGTGCAATGATTGGATTTAGATCAGTAATGGTAATAGGCATATTTTGAACCTTTGTCTATAACAACTTTATTGTATTTATCTTTTTTCTTTCAACTCTTCTACTTGCGCCTGCAATTCTTTTATTGCTTCGATAAGTAGAGGAACTATATTTCCGTATCTTACAGCTTTAGTGCGAGATTGTTTATTAGCTGTGTAAACTACTTCAGGTAGTACTGGCTCAATCTCATCTACGATGACACCAGACAGTCTTTCTTCATTACCGAGGTAGTTGAATGTGTAACCCGTAATCGCTGAGACTTTCTCTAGCGCATTTGGAATAACTTCGATGTTTTCTTTTAGGTGTCTTTCAGATGCGCTACCGAATGCAGTAATATCGCCTTCTGCAACAATAGAACCCGCTGAAGCATCAAATGAAATAGTAGTATTAGCGCCGTCTCTTACACTTATATCGTCACCTAAATAAGATTTGCCAGAGACATATAAATTATTTTCTACTGTTGTGTGTCCAGTACCCGCAATAGTTAGAGCCTTCAGTGCGGTCTCACCATCAAGTTTTGACCAAAGCTGTATCTGTGGACTACTTCCACTATTTGCACCTTTGATGTAAGCAACACCATTAGTGCCAGTTTTGGATTCATTGAGTATGATATCATTTGCAGTAACGTCACCGAATTGAACATCGTCTGTAGTCGTTAGTCCTTGTGCAAGACTGATAATGTAATCGCCGACATTGTTTGGATCCGCATCAACATCAACTTCGTTTGCTGTCCCACGATAGACAGGAACATCAGGCACAGCAATATCAAACTTGCCGTTACCTTCTGCATCGTATGTTAGATCACTACCATCTTTGATTGCGTTTGCAATTGCTGTTACTGCACGTGAATCTGTAAAGTACTTATTAGTGCCTTCTGAAATGCTACCACTATCGGGTAAGATTGTGCTTGAGATAGTAAGACCGTTACCAGTAATCTCTGAGTTGCCTGTATCGATTCTCAGATACTTTGAGCCCTTCTTGATATCAATCTCATTGTGTGACGTAGTAGTTTCAATCGACCAAGTGTTAGTTGTACCGTCTCTTAGTTGAATAGAAGATGGGCTACCTGTACTACCACTGCCCAATACAAGAACACCAGTTGTTGTGATATCACCGTCAGCGGTAAGACCAGCATCGAAAGTGATTGCCGATAATCCACTATCTAGTTTGTTGATTACGTCTACGTTCAAATTAGCAGATGAACTTATATCACCGTTGATGTATAGATTACCCGAAGCATTCGTTGCACTACCGCCTAGCTGAACTGTAGTTTGCAACTCAGTTATGATTTCGTTTGTACGAGTAATCCAGGTGCCAAAGGTTCCTGTAGTTACGATTGGATCTAAATTTTCACTCATTTGTTTCTAATCTCTTCTAATGTTTGTTGCAAACAGTTTACGCAGTCTTCAAGCTTATTTATTCGAACCTCTAAACCAGCAATATAACCTTCACGTTGACGGCGCAGTTTGGCAGCCGCATAACCAGTTCTGTCATTATTGATAATATTGTTAGAGTCCGTTCTTGAAAGATATGCGTCTGTATGTATCATGTGATCGCTATTGCCCTATAATCTGCTATATGTGGATATAAATGAGCACCTGTAGTGATTGGCTGAGAGTTAGCATCTAACTCTGTTTGTGTCATGTGCCTCATGACAATTTTTATCTGAAATGCGCTATATTCATTTGTACCCAAGAAGTTTGCATCTGCCTCTGGCAAGTTATACTCAATTTCTCTATGATCACGAATATTATGTGATGAAGAGAATACTTCTGTAGTTTCCTGGGACAGTTGCATCCAGTCAGTGAAATTCTCAACGTTTGTTGGAATAACAAATCTTGCATATACGTCAAGCATTGTACCCGCAGGTCTATATGCTCCCACTAAAACTTTCAAGCCAACAGCATACATTCTATCTGACAAGGTTGCCTTTTTAGATACGTAAGTTGATGATGTCAAGTCTGAATTTGTAATATCGTATTGATAAACTGTCAACATCGATAGATCATCATCTACCGAAGGTGAGGTTGATGTGTATGCGTTATTGTTCATGTCTATACGAATAGCAAAGTCTTCTGATACACTTTGTCCAGCATCAACAATATTAGATTGACTTGGAATACTTCTAGGATTACCAGTCAGATATACTGAACTGTTACCAGCAATACTCTTGTCTGAAACCATTTGACTGCCAGGAGTACCATCTAGTGTTGGGTCACCAGACATAAGCTTCAGTTTTGTAGAAGTCTTGAGTGAGTTGAACTTGTGAATGATTGGCTGGAAGTATGAGATATCAGCGTCAAATACATTTGATACTGTAGCACCAGCTCCAGATTTTTCACCCGTGATAGTCTCAGTGCCGTTACCAATAATTCTAAAGTTCTGTCTTGCAGAAGATTCTGTCAAGTGTAGTTCTGTGGGCTTACTAGAGTTGAAGAACTGTACGTAACCACCTACAACAAATGTCGCTGTAATGCTACCGACAACTGCCGTATTGAAGATCACAGGACTATCTACTGTAAGTGTAGTGATACCCGAGACTTCTGATTTGGCGAGAATCTTAGTGACTTTCTTTTCAGAGCCTTTTTCTAATACAATGTAGTCGCCCACTGCGAATGCAGTAGATTGATTGATTGTTACTTCACGTCCATCTCCAGTCAGTGTGTTGTTACCACTAGATGTATATGATCCGCCACTAGTTTTCTTGACATATGCAAATTCTCCGTCTTCGAAGGCACCCACAGAACTAGTAATAGTCAAGAACTCTGGATTATTTGGCACAAGATCAACATAACCAGTTGACGTTGCAAAGTTTAGTTTCTTGATTCTGAACTTCACGTCTTCATCTTGGTAAGACTTCCATGCTCTGTTGTTTGTAGATGTGAATAGTACACCTTCACCCCAGTCCTGTGTGACTGGAGTACCAGCGCCTGATGCTAGATCAGTACCGCCAACTTTAGATGTCCAGATCAAGTACTCAGGTGAGTTAGCATCTGGTAGAACAACGAATGCATATTCACGCTCAACATCCAACTTGATTGGATTGTCAAACGATACAGTTGTTGCGGCAGTACCAGTGTCTGACACAGCTACTTCAGATGAAGTCATGTACTTACGACCAAATGGTAAAACCTTAGATGATGGATATCCGTTGATGACTTCACGTACTTCTAAAGTAAATCCTACAACAGCATCTTTTCTCTTGAAGAACAAGTCGATATCTTTTACGTAGATTGACTTAGCGCCTTGACCCATACCAGACTTGATAAAGAATGTTTGTGCCAATGGATCAGTTCTTCTTCTCCATGTTTCACGGAATGATACGTTATCTGTAGAGAATGTGTCAACAACATCTGTTCTAAAATCTGGACTACGTGTTGTAACATCTAGTGCAGACTTACTAATACCAAAGCTGTATGCACGGTATGTTACTGTACCGTAAGATGTACCAGCAGACTCAATACTTGAGTACTGTGATACGTCACTTACTTCTAATTTGTTTTCGCCAGCAAAGAATGTTCCACCTGGGATGTTGAAGATAGCTGCCAGAACGCCTTTGTTGTCACTAGTTACTGCTTGACCTGGAGCTGTAGTCGCACCTGATTGTCCCTTCTTAGCAAATACATTTTGAACACCAACAGCTAGTGTGCCGTCACCGTTATCTTGTGCAACGTATTGCCCTGGTGTTACGTGTGCGTTTACATCTACACCATCTGCAAAGTAGAAATAGTGACGTGTGTTAGGACGTAATCCAGTTACAAGTACCTTTACTTCTTTTGCTTTGACGTATGGACGTAGTGAAATATCCGTTACGAAATCTCCAACGCCTTCTTGAGTGTTTTCGTTTGTGTCTACACCCATAGATAGGGTTTCCCACTCTTGGCGCCATGTTTCGTTTACACCGCCAATTATGGTATTTCCTTCTCTTCTATCTGGTGCAGTAGAACTGCCTGCTAAGAAAACGTCACCTACTTCTCTATCAGTTGTCAGAGGGAGAAACTCCTGTAGATTTTCCATGAAATCTATCATAGGAGTAGCAAGGTCTATACTAATGTTTGTGTCAGGATTTCTGATAGTATCATAGTCTGAACTAAACTTAGGACTGATATCTACTGAGCCTTCATAGTTATAGAAGTTAGATACACAGTTTCTAAAGTTTGTTGCATATGGCTGTTCAATCTGTACAGTACGTGAACCGTCTTCTGCTAGGGTTGTAAACTCTCCAAATGGAGAGATTCCAGACGATGTAGTTGTACGTCTTTTCAAATCAACGTTGAATGTCTTGAGCGCAGGCATACCAACTTTGTATGAGGGATCAATAGCCATTTTGAATTCTGGATCTGCAACATCGGACGTTGCAAAGCTACCAAACGTATCTACTAAGAAACCATTTTTGAATCTGTTATCGCCAGACGAATCTGGAATGAACATCTCAGATGCCGCTTTTTCAAGAGCATTTAGTGCTACTGCTTCTGTAAGTCTTTTTATTCTAGTGTCGAAATGAGTGATGTCTTTCATAGTGTAGTTACGAATAGTCTTCGTACTAATCTTCACTGGGTTCGAACCCTTGAGCGTCAATGCCGCTCCTGGGATATAAATTTCTCCTAGTTGAAATACATCTTTGACTTCTGGAATACTAGGCTTCTCTGAGGGTGAACCTTGAACGATGTCAAATTCACCACGTGAGTCAACTACTACAGAGTCAATTCGTGGAAGGAATACTTCGTGCGTTGCAAGAATTGTTGATCTATCAGCGAGAGCAACATTAGGCACAATACTCTTTGTGACTGCTTGAACTGCGGGTGCGCCAGCAATACCGGTCGAGTAGATGATAGCCGGTGTTGCGTATGGTCTGAAATCGATTGCATTTGGCAAGTCAATTGCAAGACCAGATAATGTACTAAAGCGTTTCAGGAGTTTCTTATCGATTCCTGAGTAGCTATCTACGGTCAGATATCCATTACCTACAGTAGAGGTTCTACGTAGAACTGTCACTCGTACTCGTAGTGCTTGACCTGTTCCTGTTGTATTGTTTAGTGCTTGACCTTTCTTCAACTGAATATATGAAAGATCATAGTAACTGTCTTTTTGATTGTTTACAAGTCTGAATCTCTCTGTGATGTTTTCACCAGAACCATTATCGTCAATCACTTCTAGCAATTTGACACCATTTGGTAGACCAATATTACCTCTATCAGCGGTCTCATCATATGTAAGGGTCATATAAGCATCGATAGCAGAGAGTGAGTCGGCTGCCACTTCTTTTTCTAGACGATCATAATACACAAATTGTAATACGCCATCGCCTAATTGATCAGGTGCGGCAATGTTGATCTGAGTTCCGCCACTTGGATATGTCGAAGTAGTGATACCAGAATTACCGCCAGTGATAGGTGGTACTAACTGTGCGACTGTGTTCACCATTAGAATGTTTTCTGCTAATGGCTGAGTTGTAGGAGTAGGCTCAAGTACGAATGCACCTGTTGCTGTACTTATTGTCTCACGTACACGTCTAACAAACACAAGATCACTAATCTGTTTTACGTGATTACTTCCGAGAGGAAATACTAGAGCAGAATTATTGACATCAAACAGACCGGCAGTTATAATAGTTCCAGGTACAGTGTTATCAGAGTTACCGCCTATTCTGTATATGTCAGTATTGATATACAGAGGATCTTTATCTACTGCATAGATATACAGTCTACCTTGCTGAGTTCCATTTATTGATGTTCCTTGTGAGACGCTACCTATAGAACATGTACCTATCTGATTGTTACCATTATCATACATGGGGTAACGAGTACCGTCCATCTCAAATGGGTTTAGTCTAATTGCACTATTAGTAGTACCTGTGGGCGCTTGCCAACTGAACTCTAAGTATTGACCAAAATGTGCGCCTGTACCTTCATTATTTCTAGTGATCGTGTCACTAGATCCTAAAGGTGCAACGTCTAAGTATCTCTTACCGACTGACTCTACTTCATAACCGTTCACGTATGCTTTACCAGGAGATACTACGGCTTGAATATTAGTGCCGTCATCTTCTAGCGACAAGTTCATGCCACGTGTTACATAGTCGCCTGATTCCTCAAACGTTCTACGTGCCATTGTTTGTGCAATAGAGTTGAACTGTGTTACGTTACGAATAGTAACTGCTTCGCCATTTTCAAAGCGAACTAGAGCAAAGAAATCGTCTGGCTCATCTGCCGCTTCATATGCTGTAAGAATTGGCTTGAGTTGTAATCTGTCCGCACCAGGGGCATTATCATTATTGTATCCCTGTGCGTTGTCAAGCAGTGTCGAGTCTTGACCAGATGTGATAATATTTTCTTGAATGTTGAAACCAAGAGCAACATCTCTAGGAGTCAAAGAATACTTTTCGATGATGATCAATTGATCTTCTACGAATACGAAGTGTCCCTTCTGAAAGATAACACCTTCATCTACAGAGGCACCAAAAGCGTGTCCAACTGGATTGTTCACTGATGCAACAGTAGCAGATACACCGCTAACTGGATTACCATCGCTATCAAGAACTTCTAGCACATCACCAGGAGAAAATTGCTTGATGTCTGTTCCGTCGGCTGCCTGAACTGTAGTTAGATAGTTGACGAAAAATGTTTTGAGATTAGGGTCACGTGTTTGGAAGCCGTTAGAGGCTTTTAGAATTTTAGCAGTAAGATATTGGGTACCGACTAAAGTTCTCAGCGTGTATTCTGTTGTGACTTCTTCTCCAGTATTTACGTCAACTGAAGTTGATGGCTCATATAGAGTAGGGTCTGGCAAAGACGCTGTGTCATTCACTTTTACGTAGAAGATATCTGTACGCTCAGTGACGTTGATACCAGTAATTACTGTTCCTTCTTGATAGACATTTGAACCAAAGCGTTCAACCTGCTCCTGCAGGATTGTTTGCAATTGAGTCAGTTCACGGGCTTGTACAGCACGTGCTGGTCTAAAGAGAACTTTATTGTACTGCTTATACTGAGGGTTAGCAGAATCATAAAAATTCTCATAGTAAGGATCAATGTTTAGGTCTTTATTAATGCCCATGTATAAGTCTCTTTCCTAGAAGTCGAAAACGAATTTGATTTTCTCACGTCTTTCTGGTTCTCTTGCAATTGCATCGAAATCCACAAAGTGAAGAAGATCGCCGCTGTAGTCTACGTATTTACCTGTGTTCACAACATTATTTATGCTATACGTACCAGTAACATCCGAAGTTACCGAATCTTTTATGTCAATACTGCCTGTAGCAAATGTAGCGTTATGGTCGCCTACGTAGTCTACTAGGAACAATGACGTATAGCCAGGGCTCCCAGTTGTGTACTTTACTTCATGTATTTTGGCAGAAAAAGTCTCGCTTCCGACTGTTTGAACGATGACTTGATTTGCATTTACGGCAGAACTAATGTCTCCCGATACACGAACTTCCATTCTATTATCTAAAGATGTAGGTGAAGTGGCGTCTGCGAATACTGGATTCTTCACTAGACCTACACGTGTATATGTGTTACTGTCAGGAATGTTATTCAAACTACTCGTAAAGAAGTTTGTGATAACTGCTAACTTTGACATATACAGTTCTGAAATTGGATCAGAGCCATGCCCTCCACGAGGTGACATGATTGCTCTAAGTTCTGTTGTTGCTGATTGATCTTGTAGTGCTGGTGGCAATTTCAATGTCGATGTTGCATACTTATAATGTGTACCTTTAGTATCAATCTTTACATCTATAAGTGTACCACTTGCATTCAACTCTCCGTATGCTAACGCTCTTGTACCGCCTGAAGCACTTACTTCTACTTTCGGTACAATGAATGCGGCTTGATCGGAACTCAGTGAAGGTGCACCAACTGAAGTTATATAAACAAAGAATGTTTTAGTTGATGCATCAGCGCCAGCTGGTGAGTCAGAAGCATCGATGTCATAAAGTGCGCCATTGTCTGTTCTAATATACATGTTAGTGTATGCGTTAGGTTCATGTGTTGGAGTACTAGCAGAAGAATCTGTTTTTACTTCAATTTCCCATCTGTTCGAAACACTATCGACCAAGTTCACAGCTTGTATAGTTAGATTTCCTAAATTGTATGCACCAGTGTTTGCACCGAACAATTGATTCTTTGTTTTTGTAATTATAATGTCAGAGATAGATTCAACTGCCGCAGATACTACTGTAGCATCAGCGTAGTAAGGCAAAGATGTTGCTGTGGCATAAGTAATGTATTCAGCTGGCGGTACCGAGAACATATATTTCCAAACATATCCATCGTCTGATTGTATCTCATACACTGCATCTACGTCACTAGTCGATGGTGCGGCTACTGACGCAGTACCACCGTTGTTTCCTAAGCACTTATACACTTTATAGGAACCTTCGTTTATTGTGCCATCAAGAACTGTTACATACATATTGAGGGTAGAGATGTCTTCTCTATCATCATAAGCGTCATAGACAGTGCCACTATTCCAAGCATTGATGTCAAACATATATCGAATGTCTGATTGCGTAACTTTATTGCCAAAGATAACCCTGCGTTGAAACTCTCGCTTTTGAAACTGTGTGTTTTCAATTGTAGCGCCTTTAGTAATCGAGGACGCCATTACGTAATACGTACTGTCTGGTTGAGACGCATTCATAATCTCTAATAGAGATGCTGGAAAGTAATTGAAGAGTGTAGTCTTGTCTGAGTTCGAAAGGCTAATAGCACCACTATCGACATAAGTATTCATGTCGGCAGTAAAGTCTGTAACGATAGTTTGATTGCCCTCGGTAAACGAACGATATAGTTCGTTCGTGGTTTGCACTCTAAAATTTTCTGTAATAATCTTAGCCATCTATATGCCTTTAGCTGTTTATATCTGATTGAACTCTTAGCGTGACATCTGATACGATGTTCGCCACTGTTGCAACCAATTCGTCTGTGCCAACAACTGGTGGAGCAAAGAATTGTCTTCTGTATAGAGGACCAACTTCCACAAAGTTATTTGCAACGTTCAATTCTTCGTCTAATGTGAATACTTCAAAATCAATATTCACGTCTGTTTCAAACTTGTTTACACTATTTATGAGAGGAGAACTGAACAGTTTTGTGCCTGCTACAGAAACTTCTTCTTTTACTAAACTTTCATACTTATCTGGATTTACAATAGAGGATATGTCATACGAGTACTCTTGATAGTAATCATTATCTCTAATAACCTTAGTCTTTTCATTCAAAAATGATGTAGTTGTCTGCCACTTTCCTTCAGTAAATCCACTACCACGTGTCTCAACTTCAACTGTTGCTACCGCAGTACCGTATAGATCGCTATCGGGATTATTATTTACTATAGAAAGTCTTTCACCATTGTTATATTTATATCCTGTGTCAGTGACGGTAATAGTATCTATTTGACCAGAAGCAAAAAATGCTGTGCCAGTTATATTTGCATTTCGTCCCATAGGCAATGAATTGACATCTTCGAAAGAATCAACGATATCGTACATATTGCCCTTGATGTTTATCTGAACTTCTGGGTCTATTTGATAGAATGACAGAGGCTTGAAGTAAAATATATCACCGTCTCTACGTAAGAACTTCAGCTTTACAGTATAGTTCACATACGTTGTAGTATTAGAGGTAGTCCAATCGCTCAAGTCTTCAATCTGTCTTACCTGAGTAATCACATCTCCGACTAGAAGTAGAAACTCAGTGTTGTTGAAAGTGAGTCCGATATCTTTGTGTAAGAAGTTATTGATCTCAGGCATTCTAACAATTGATGGAAGATCGTTTTGATATCCTTGTCCGGAGTCTAATACATTGATAGTGTCAATTTGTCCAATCTGATATGTGACAGGAGTAAATGCATCACGAATAGTTGTGTTGACAGTTTCAGCACCAGAGCCAGACATGCCATAGTCACTTGAGTTTAGCGTTACGTTCAAGAAATCAGATAATATATCTGGAATCAACGTAACAGTTTCGGCATCCTTGATTGTGCTAACACGATACTGTGCTTGAGGTAAGTAAGCAGATGTTTTAGTAGTACGAATAGTTGCACTAGTTCTATCATTTGTCCCTTCTAGGTACGAGTTATCTGGTAATACAGGCAGATCGTTACTCGGCACAACACAATAGATTACAGAGCCTTCGAATTTTACCACTGTAACAGTTATGCTTACTGCACTAAACCCAGGTACTTGCTGATCATTACTGATATATCTAACTTCTGCGGAAGTAAATGTAATAGTATCGAATGGCTTTACGTCATATCCACTATTAGTATCGACAACTAAAACTTGATTAGTGATCAAATAGTCATTTAGAGTTGCGTTGTTTACACCGTCTTGTTGCACGGCATATCCATAGCCACCATCTTCTACTTCAAACTCAATAACGCCTGTCGTAGTTTCACGAACTGTATCTACTACTGCTTTGCCGTAGACACCGTTGTCAGTAGAAATAAGTTTTAGATCATCGCCGATGTTGTTACCAGGAAGTCTTGCTTCATTCTGTACTGTTGCATTACTAATACTGCCCTTGATAAGTTTACCTACATTATTTACGATATCACCTAAAGTAGAAGTCAACACGTCATCCGATATAAACTTACCATTGACATTTGATATGAAAGCGATTGGTGTAATAGAACCATTGAAGTTTTTGAATATCACTTCATCTATAAACGCTTCTGCTTTTGACGTATCGCCCACAATCTTTGCGCCACGAACAATAGGATAATCTCTAATACTAGAAACTGGTTTCATTTCTAAGTACTGGCTTGATCCATAAATAGAATCAGATAGCTTTAGAATAGATGAACTAGGATAGAATACTTCGACTTCTTCGTTGAAAAACATACGAAAGAAAAGACGCAACGATTCCTCGGTGCCCTTACGTCTATAGAAGTCTGTAATATGTTTGATAACAAATCGTAAATCGGTTGACGAATCAAACGGCAGATTGTCCATGTACTTATTTTTGAAGTACAATAGAAACTTGTCAAAATCAGTGGTATCGACATTACGTGCATAGAACGCATCACGAAACTTTGGTAAA